ATTTCTAAAAGTCCCTCTATTTTAACTTTAAGTTGCACCACCGCAGGTAGCACAACTTTAACTTTAGCCGACGATAGTTCTTTTAATCAAGTATATATTGGTATGATAATTGTAGGGGATGGAATACCTTCTTCTACAAGAATTACAGCCAAAAGCACTGACAGTTCAAGGCAAGTAACTCTAAGTGCATCAGCAACAGATTCAACGACTGCAAACAGAACATTTGAGAAAGTAGCATACAATTGCCCAACTAATCCTAAGTTTAAAGTAATTGAAACTTCGGGAAATGCACTTTATGATAACTTTACTGCTATATACCCAAACTCCTTTAACACCGAATTACAACCTACCTTTACTGCATTGAATGTCACTTCTTTAACAGGTGCTAGTTTTGCCACAACTACCAATGGCGGCCATACAATAACAGTAAGTTCTACTTCAGGAATGTTTGTAGGTCAATCTATACAAACAACTCTTGGTAATTTTCCAGACAATACTACTATTGCTAGAATTAATTCTTCTACGGAAATAGATACTAGTGAAGGTGCGCTATCAACCAATTCTAATGCTACGCTGATATTAGGCCAACAATTATCAAATGCAGAAACAACAAGTGGTTTTAGATTAAAGTGCCACAGTTCTGATTCTAGCACAGGTTTTAATTTTACATCTACTCAAAAAGATGAAGTTAATAACAAAACAGACAATCACTATTTTGTTTTAATTCATTCAGATAATCACCTAAAGCACCACTTTGCTAAAATTACAGAAGTGCATAGTGATGATTCTTTAGGTGATTCTTTTGATTTTGAACCAAAACTAGGTAACGAAATACCGATAAACACTAAATTTAAATTATATTCTTTTCCCATTGATGAATACATTTATCCTCATGCAATATCGGCAGGTATTAAATATGATTTAAATGATTCTTTAATTTGTGCAAGGCCATTATTTTATTTTTTCGATGAACACTTAGATAAGAAAGGACAGTTAAACCATAATGAAAAATATGCAATTAAGTTTAATACTGGTTTAGATTCAGCAACTGTTTCTTCAGATAGTTATTTTACAACTATTCCTGAGTTCGGAACAAGTGTAATAGATAATAGCAAGTTTTCTATGCGGGTGCAGTTAATTGATAGGCTAAAAGACCAAGACGACCCATTGATACACACAAGTAACGAAGGTGTTACTCCTTCTACATTTAATCCATTTACTAGAGATGCAGCATTTGTTAATATTCGTAGGGATTCTGAAGGGGAAGATGTAGAATCTGATTTAGCAAATTTTTCTACTCCTGATTATACTGGCCCTAAAAGATATATTCATTACGATTATTCACCTACTATATCAAATGCTACTGAAAACATAATGGATTGCTTTATAGAAGAATCTATTGGTGCAAGAGGCGGCCATGCTGAAATTAAAATAGTAGATTCATCAAGAATGTTAAGCACGAAGATAAAAGACTTTTCTCCTATAAGAGTTAGACATCAAGTTCATAGGGGTAACTTCTTTGATTGGATGGAATTACCACTTAAAATTACAGCAGTTTCGGCGCATCCAGAATATACAATAAAGGCAGATTTTGACATATCTTCTTTCTTGACAGTTGGAGATGAAGTAAAGGTAGGTAATAGAATACTAATCGTTAAAACGATAGACTCACATAGTTCTTTTTCACAAGACATTACTTTTGAAGATTTTACTAGATTAGAAACAGAATCCGAGTTTACTACTACTACTTATGCTCTCTCCATAGGCGCAATTATTTATCGTAGAGCATATAATCAAACCCATAAAACACTATTGACTGACTATAAGATAATAGAAGGCAGAACATCAGTGCTATATGTAGTATTAGGTAATTCTAAATTAGAGTCGCTAGAAACAAGTGTTGTCGGTAGCGATGCAGATAAGAAATTACTGACTCTGCAATTTGATAATTCATCATATAGTTTCAATAGTTCTCTCCGTTCAGCAGTAGGTAACTACTCTATTGAAGTAGAAAGACTAAACGGTGAAATAGAAAGCATTGAAAACGATATTGAAAATAACACTAATATAATGAGACTTGTGGCTAATAGCACTTCTAGAAAACTTACAGCAAACATTATAGATAAAAATGCACTTTTTACTAAAGATATCATCTATTCTAGTGATAGTCCATATAATAATTTGACTCCACTATTAGATACATCAAATAACGAAATGCAAGCAATAGTAACATTTGATGCTTCTAGCAAAACAATTGACTTAAAAACAGCAGCAAACATCTCTAATGCTGCTACTGCTACAATACCAGCAGGAACAATATTGTTTGGTAAATATTCAAATGGTCTGCTTTCATATATTGGTAGGACAACTGTTGCTACTTCTTCATCTAATTCCGTTGCAATAGGAGAATACCCTAGAACAGAAGGGACAGTTACCTTATATAAATCAGCAACTAAGAATTACATAATGAATAAAGCACTTGCATCCAATTCATTAGTTTCATCAGCCTCAAGTTTAGATGGCGTTTCAAATAAAGGGCTTTATTTTGATAGTGGTAAGAAAATAAGAAGAAGTGGAGTAGGAACAGGAACACAACAAGATGGTAGCGAGGAATCTACTTTAGTTTCTAGTTCGTTATCAAATACTCCAGAAGCAAGAGGATATTACCTTAGTTCTTCAACTAAAATGAAAAGTGATTCTGCATTTCAGGCTAGATTAGATAATGTTACTCACACTACTTATGCGGATTTTGATACAATAAATACTCTTATTGATTTTACAGTTGTAAGTATTAAGAAAAACAAATTTGATACGAGCGTAGTAATTGCACCCTATGTTCCATTAACTTTAGGAAGAGTAGATGTAAACTACGCTAATCAATTAGATACTATTATATCTACTGCTATTTTAATGACTTGTAATGCTATTGGTTCAACTCCTCAAAATTCGCTCACATCTAGTTTAAGCGGCTATCATGTTGCTTTAGGTGGAATAGATAATCCAAGAAGACACTATGGAAGCCCAATTTATGTTAATGGTATTTTTGCTGGATTTTTTGTTGGTGCTTCTAATAGTGGAACTTATACTACATTATATTTAGATAGAAAAATAAAAAATATAGCGGCAAATTCAGAAGTTACAATATTAAATAGATTAGATGATACCCTAGAAGAATCTAAGAAGACTCACGAATTAAATTTCCTAAATGCCGGTCACTTACATACGGGTAAAATGATTGGATTACTCCATCCAACGATAGGGGCTGCTAATACTCCTAATACTAATGTTGTTGCTGATAATACATTGAGTCTATTCGATTATCCATTAGCATATGAAGAAGATTTAGGAAGGTCTTCATATGCTAATAAGTTTGGTAGTCCATATTATAGGTTAATTAGTTTAGAAAAAGGTAATTTTAATTTAGTTAATTCAAGCATTACTGGATTTACTGAATCAGAAGAATTTAATTTCTATGGAGAAAAATTAAGTAAAGTAAAATACTATTCTACTGCATATAGATTTAGTCCCGGATTTTATGTAGATGGAATCTTAAATGATAATATTATCGGAACGGGAGTTGGTATGCCAAACTATCTAGGTTCGGAGGGCCATGATTTAATTGAATCAAGGGGCTTTAATTCTGTTACGGGTTCAAGGTATTTTAATACCACTAGATTTAGAAAAAATAGTAATCAGACTACTGATGCCATTTATGTTCCTCCCAACCCCACACTATATTCAGATACTTCTTTAGGTAGAAGTCCATATATTGCAGAAGATGTCTTAGATAATAAAGACCCCAAAGTATCTAGAATGTTTTTATTTTCTAATTGTGATTTACTACCGTATTCTGGAAGTAGAATAGATAGTTTATTTAATACAAATAACACTAGAGACTTAAGGGAATATAGCCTAATGTTAATAGATGAACCTAGTATTACAGACTCATTCGATACTAAAACTAATATACTGGGTGAAACTAAGAGAATAACTTCAAATGATTCCTCTCATAGTTTTGTTAAAATAAAATCATCAAGTAAATCAGTAGGTTCGGAAAATGCCAGTTTTACTAATTTTTCTTTAATGAGATTAACTGAAGTAGTATATGATTTTGCTTTTAATCAATTTGACCCTGAAAACCCACCAAGTAAAAATAGAGTAGTTCCTAGTTTTCAATATGCTACGCATCAAAAAAATCCAGTTTCGAGTTCTGGAAATGCCGTTTATGCTCGTTCTATACCTTCTTCTAATGTTATACGAT